GCTGAGGTCAGGGGAATCAACGAACTCTCCGAAGAGTCCATTGCGGTCCTTCGTGACATACTTCGCAGAAGGGCCCACAGTCAGTCGTCGGCGCGTAACCTTCCGCTTGTCACCCTTCTTGTTCTTCACCACCACTTCCCTCGTAAAGAGGTAGCCGATGGTATCGACCGCAGCCTCGAGATGACCGGCAACTGAGGGTGACACTGCTGGGCCTACTGTCGTCTCGCCCATGTCATCCTCGTCATCCCCCGATGAGTTGGTACGGGTCAGCGCAGTGAAGCACCCGTTCATCGGTAGGTTACGGAAGTTCGTGATCTGGGTCTTCATCAACTGGCCTGTCTTACCCCACGATTGGCGCGAGGGCATATCAGGATCCCTCGAAGCATCGCGTGAGGCCTCGTCGCCGAGAACGAAGTTGAGGCAAAGTGTCTGCATAGCAGTAACTCCGTCGAGCACCCAGGACTCGAAGTCGTGTTCGCCTGCCTGCAGATACCAGTAGATCTCGTTGATCTCCTGCCAGTAGTCGACGGGGTATACGTGGGGATCTATGTCCCGTCGCGTACTGCCTGTGCCCTTCTCGTTCACGTCGATGATGAGCGGCTTCGGTAGTGTAGCCGAGAGCCTGGTCTTGCCGGCGCCTGAGATAGCGTAGATCAGGAACCGCTCGTGAGACTTGAGCTCGCTCGCCCGTTTGATCTTGCTCTCAACGAGGTCACGATTAGTCCTTGAGGAGGTCTTCTTCGCCACTATACCTCTCTCCGGTGAACATGTAGTTGGCCTTTACCAGTGGTGCGATGTCCAACCCCTGGAACTCTGCGCAACAGAGGTCGTGATAGTCGCAGGAGAACTTGCAGTTGTAGAAGTAGGATCGGGGTACATCTCCTCTCTCTCGCTGTTGGATATCTCGGACCGTCGCCTCATACTCACGCAGCCCACGTTCGATGCGTTCGGGCTCGACTGGAATCCTCTCACGTCGGAACCATAGCGCCTCACGCCCCTTCAGCTCGGTGAGCTTCTGCCGGTAATAGGGGATGAACTTCCTCCACTGCTTACCATGCAGTGCCTTCATCGCCGCAACGTAGGTCGCAACGTCGGTGTCCATGTTCTTGCGTAGCGAGAGCGTACCTCGCACCAGCACCTGTGGTTCAGCTGGGGGCTTCGTGCGGCCGTAGTTGTAGACGAACCCACGGATGTCTAGCCCTCGTTCTCGGTTCGCCCACACGTACTGTGTAGCCTGAGGGGACATCATCCTCTCATCAGGTGCTGGGACTGTCTTCACCCACTTAGCATCCCAGATCCATAGCCCACCGTACTCGATATCCTCGACGAGCAGGTCGAGCTTCCCCTTGAAGTTCGCCCGCTCTACGTTGGGCAGAGGGTGGGACATGATGAACTCGATGGCAGGAGCACCGTCAACGACGGCGACGCGGTACTTCGCCTCGTCTTCTTTCCAGTGCCTCAGGTATGCCCGGAACAAGCGCTCGCACTCTGTGGGCAGAGGACCCAGCAAGTCCTGCTCCTCCTCGAACATGCCCTCGAACTGCTCAGTGAGCGCCTCGTGGACATCCTCCCACGTCTTGCCCTTGATCTTGATGGCGTAGCGTCCCTCGCCGAAGGTGATCCTGAACTTCTTCACGCCCGCCCACTGGTAGTGTAGGCCCTCCTGCAAGGCGTGCATCCAAGAGCCACGATAGAGAGGGAGTTTCTTTTGGATGGGGACCATCTCTTGCTTCGGTCCTGGTGCTGGCGAGAACAGTTTCGGATAGTCGTAGCGGAAACTGTACTGCTTCTGGCAACGTCGGAACTGCTTGACACGGGATTGGTTGTAGTTCACCGCCCCCATATCAGGTAGGCTCCGATCGCGCACCCGATGCCAACGACTCCCGCGTAGGCCAGTACGAACCCCAGCATTTGAGCCGAGTCACGAGCCTCCTCCGCAGCCGTCTTGCCTGTCTCGGGGTCACGCCACGTACCGTCAAGTATTTGCCTCCTTCTTTCTTCCTGTGCCTGTATTTCCGACACGTTGGACTTCGGAAACCGGTACACGCCAGACTCTCCCGAGTTTGACTGCTCCGATTCGTCCTTCCCTGATCCATCTGCTGACTGTCCGGGGGGACACATCGAGGATCTCGCCTACCTTCCGAGTGCTCATAAGCTTTGGGACGTGTTTCGTGTCATGCTTCATTGTATCAAACCTCACTGCCCTGGTCAACTATACCCGGTGATCCCGAGTCCAGCCGCGTCGTCGATGCCATGCCAGTACTGACCATGTTCTACATCTGCTACGAGAGGGACGGACAAGTCGAGACCGAACGTCTTCTTCAGTGGCAGATTCTCCATCACGTCCTTGATCAGTGGCTCGTAGTAGTCAACCTTGTCGTCTCGTACCTCGAACCCGATGCCGTCGTGGAGGGTCATGACCATAGCCGCTTCGCGGGGATCTAGTTCCTTCTGGAGTTGGATCATCGAGAACAGCATGATGTCCGATGCCGTCCCTTGAACTGGCGAGTTGATGGCCTGGCGCTCAGCGTCCATTTGGACTGTGCGATCACGACTCAGCACGTCAGGCAAGTGTCGTATCCGTCCCAAAGGCGACACTACATACTGCCTCTCATTGACCACGCGCTTCATCCGATTGTGCCAGGCGGTGAGGTCGGGGAACATCTCGAAGTATTTCTGCCTCGCGAGCTCACACTCAGCCATCGTAAAGTGCACCTGGTAGTTCTTCGCAGCATAGTTCTGGAACTTCTTCGGGTACATACCGTAGAGGAACCCGAAGTTGACGGGCTTGGCTTTCTTTCGTTCCTCCTTTCCGATCTGAGCAGCAGGCTTACCGGTCATGTTCATAGCCTGCAGCATATGTAGATCCTGTCCAAGCGTGTAGGCCCTCTTCATCACCCTCTCGTTGGCGATGTGGGCTGCGATGCGCAGCTCGACCTGGGAGTAGTCAGCGTTCACGAAGGACCACCCCTCAGGGGCACCGATGATCGAGCGGATGAACGAGTCCCTCGGTATCTGCTGCAGGTCACCGCTCAGCCTGCCAGTCACAGCCCCGTAGAGCTTGTACGTCGTGTGGATACGAGAGTTACGGTCGAGGCCCACAGACCAGGGTACGAGATAGGTGTTCATCCACTTCTGCTGCAGGGTTCTGTACTGTAGGAGCATGAGGACTGCGGGGTGATCCATGTACTCCAGCACCGCGTCCTCGTTGGTACTTGCGTTGCCAGTCTTGGTGAAGAGGATCGGCTCGAGGCCTAGTCCCCCCTTCTTCTCGGACGTGTAAAGCCAACGCGACACCTGTGGGACACTGTTGAAGTTGAAGTCTTCTCGCCATGCCTTCGGCATGTGAGACTTCATCAGGTCTGTGCGGTGCTTGATGAACCCCTGAAGCTCAGCAAGGCGGTCGAACAAGCGGTCCTGGTGGACGTACATGCCCTTCATCTCGACCTGCTGGATGACGTGAGAGCCAGGCATCTGAAGCTTGGCGAACAGTCGCAGCACCCTCGGCTGAGCCTCGAGCTCTGCCTTCAGCTTCGGCCTGATCTGCCAGGTGTACCCCACGTCCTCCGCATTGTAAGCACAGAGGGCCTTGATCGGTTCCTTGAGGATCCGCTCGGGCTTCAGATCGAGGCCGCCCTTGTATTGGTCAGCCCCTAGGTATGCTTGCGACAAGTAGCCGAGGTTCTTGGGTCGGTTCTCGTCGAGGAGGTGAGCCGCCAGCATAATGTCAAACTTGTGCTCGATGAAGATCCCCGCACCTGCCAGCTGGACGTTATCATGCTTACCGTTTTGGGCAACAAGGATGAGATCCTTCCGCTCGAGGGCGGGCTTCAGGTGACGCAACAACTCACGCCACTTCTTCTTGAAGGGAGACTCGGGGTGATAGAGTGGGATGACGTAAGCGATCTCTCCGTCCCACGACACGCCGAGGCATTGAATCGACCAGTCCTCATTCCAGGGGCGGTAGCGATTCTCTACGTCGTAGGACAGGACAGTCTTCGGGGGCAGCTCGTTGAGCGCCTTGATTACTTGCCGGAGGCCCGAGATGGAACTGACGTATCGCTTCTTGATTGCCACAGCTTGAAGTTCGCCTCGAGTAGCCCGCGCGAAACGGCGGACATCTTCCGAGAATACCGTATCCTGTCCGGGGTTGCGGAGAACATAGGCAGGATGTACTGTGGCCATGACAAAGCTGCTAGAGAAAACCGGGTCTCGGGGGTGGAGCTGAACGCCTCGCTTCGTGGGAGATGTGATCCCACTGGTGCGGCACACACGCTGGAGAGCAGTGTTTCCCAGGAGGAGTACGTGAGTCGGGCGAATAGCCCCAACTTCGC